TTGTCCTTTTTATCAGATAACTCTAAAAGTTGTTGTGTTTTTTGAATATGATGAGTTTCAATAGTTTGCATTAATGTAGGTAAATGAGTTAAATATTGAGTTAATTTGTCATGCATGTAAGAATTGGTCTTATATTTTTCAAGCAAATTAGAAACAATTTCCATTCTTATTATGTAGATGGTAATTGTTTAAGTTCATTTTATGATTAAATTACGAAATACGCTTTGTAGGAATCTCAGAGCTGACAACGTACAAAGAATTCTCGGTTTCTACAATATATTGTTCACCTACCTTGTATACTTTTGAAATAGGGCTTGTGTATTCATCTTCATTCTTGACCAACAACTTTTCATCATTGCTACGAACGCCAATTACAACTGATTTAGCACATGATAATGTCCAGTAATCCAACATGATGGGCTTATCCTTTTCTAACGATAGTTTGCAAACATGTTTCATTACTAGTTCACATGGTATTTTTGGGTCTGACATGATACTAAAAGTATAGTTGCTTTAAATCGTTATTTTATTAAAATAGTTTTTTTTACTTTTTTTTTGAATAATTCTGGTTTTACATGCGTGCATTTATGGTCGACAATGAGTTGAAATGATTCTTTTAATAATGAAACAATATAATCATATATTTTATGAATAATAATTAATGAACATTTGCCAACAATTAAAATACTTCCTGTTCTAAAAATCATAAATGACACAACATTACCTGGAATTGGCGTAGTTACAATTTCATTGTCTGACGTATAATATATTTTACATTGAATTCCTGGATATGAACAAGGGTCGTATACTGCTGAAATATTTTTAGTGTAACGCAATGTGTGATATAAACTATCGCGATTAATAAAATATCCGCAATTAAAATTAGAGTTAATAAGAACAATTTCTTCCTTGTCTTTATTGTATGCAATATCTGGATAATATATTTGTAATTGTTGTATTAAAATTCGAATAAGAAGTGGCAAATGTTCTTTTTGTTGAATTCCAGGTATTTCAATTTTACCGGTATTAAATATTTTTACGTGAAATTCTTTGAATTCTTCTAATTGTACACGAATAATAAGGACAAAACAATTATAAAATGCACTTTTTTGTTTTAAACGATACGAAATAATATCTTTTTTAGAAATTCCAATAGTAATTTTACTTACATTTTTATATTTAATATTACCACGTTCGTTTTCAATATGTTTAATAGTATGTCTATAACCATATCGAGGACATTTTTCAATCCTAGTATCAATATCTTGTAATTCTGTCGATGAATTACAATTTAATTTAATTTGTTTTTTAATAATTCCTTCTCTAGGTTCATGATATGGTATAACTTCTAGTTTCCAAAATAAATCAATCAATTCAATCGGCTGATTTAAATGTGAAATAATAGTATTTGTTGAAATATATAAAGAGGATGATTCAGGGATGGAACCATCGCAATCCGCTGATTGCACCGGTAAAGTTACTACAGATTCATCATTCAGAAAATCATCCCATTCCATATCGAGTTCCATTTTACATATCTTATACCAGTTCTTTAAATTCAATTATTAAATATATAATGAACAACATAATCAATATTAATATCGGGAGTATGAATTGCTAATTCAATTGTATTGAGTGTACTTAAATCATAACTATCAATATAATGTAAAATAATATAATATAAATATTCTTTGATGATATGTTTTTTATCCATATTGTAGACACGACTAATTTCATCTATATTTTCAATTGGTTTAGACGAAGTATACAATTCTTCCCAAACATCAGAATGAATAATTTTAAAATGAGAAAGATTGTCTTGATTTGTTTGCATATAATTAATCATACTTCTAATATCTGACCCAAATAATTTTTGAATATATTGCAATTGAATATCAGTAAGTAATAATTTTTCATTTTCAGAGACATGTTTTAAAAATGTTAAAATATCTTGTTCTGGTAAATGGTTAAATTTTATTTTAATAAATAACGATTGTAACGATTCGTCAATTTTACTAATATAATTACAAATTAAAAAAAATCGGGTATTTTCATATGTATCATTCATTAAATAAATAAGAGCTTGTTGAGCATTTTTAGTCATGGAATCGACTTCGTCTAAAATAACAATTTTTAGTCCATTATTAAAAAATGTTTTGGAATTAACAAATGAATGAATTTGATTTCGTATAATATCAATACCTCTGTCATCCGATGCATTTAAATGAATTGTTAATCCTTTATTCGTTTCTTGTTTTTTTTCTTGATATAATCTAATTAAATTAATAATCGTGGTTGTTTTACCAGTTCCAGGTGGACCAAAAAAAAGCATGTTTGGAATATATTCTTGTTCAATCATACTTTTGAATAATAATTCATTATATGGATTTAATACAATAGATGAAAATTTAGATGGTCGATATTTTTCTGCCCATGGAATTTCCATATTAGGTTTTCAATTGTTATCTTTATATTATTATCGAGCGTTCATCATTCCTGCATTACCACCCAAAAAGGTTAATACGTTATATCGTTCTTCTAATACATATAAATTAAAACCATATTGATATAGACCATATGTGGATTTATTTACACCAATCTGAGCATTTATTTCTGGGTCACAAATAACTAAAAATGTAGAATTAGGGTCAAGAGGAGGAGTAAGTGTAGTAAATTCAAATTCTATTTTTGAAAATTTGCTCAAATTAATAGCACCAGAAGGTTGTAACTGAAAAGGAGACGTATCCAAACAAAAATTATATTGATACAACCCATTTAAAGAAACAGAACCATATCCTTCACTCATTAAATATTGTTGGTCTTGTAAATAACTATTGGCTGTTCTCAACTCTTCGCGTACAGTTCCATCAAATGTAATTCCAAACTGAATTAAAATATTTTTTTGATTTTCAGGATGATAACTGCCTGTACCATAGTAATTAGTAGGTTGTCCAGTAGAAGGATTAATTCCATAACCGTTTGGTGAAAACGGACCTGCAACCATTGTATCCGATAATAGTCGAATAGGTTCAGGGAGATAATCATACGGCCAAATTGTAAAATTGCTCCATTCATTTCGTAATGGAGCATCTGAACGTTGAAACAAAAACATCCAGCACATAACAAGAGCGGTTGAATTTTGCAACCAAACCTTATCTGTTACACCTACATATGTAAAATTAGTTTGATGATATTCTTTAATTAAATATTTTTGAGGTTGTAATGCAAACATTTTGGATTCTTCTTCCGATAAAAAACAATATCGTGATGCCAAATGTGTATTTTCGCTCCAATTTGTACTTGTAGTAGTATAAATTAAATCAATGTTAGGTGGAGGTTGTAAAAATCTATAAAATTGTTGTTCAAGTATAGTCATATTAGGAGCAATCACCGGATAAGGTTTATTTAATATATCATTAATTTGGAATAATTCACGCAATGGTCGAACTGTAATTTCAATTTGTAAAATATTATATTGAAGAGCTACTAATGGAAATGCTTGTTGAGATGTAAACCCCCACCAAATGGGTAATGGAATTCGTAATTGTTTTCCACGAATAGAAGGTTCTGGTATTATACCATTATCATATACTGCATTTGGATATTTTCCATTACGTCCAAAAGCATTGGCAGGGTCATACATGTCATATGTAGTTCCAATCATTTCATCCCATTTTGCTTTATAAGTTGCATTTAAATCACGATTGGCTAAAATAACCATGTCTAATCCTGTCATTTGTTGAATCAAACTACCGCCTACTGTAAATTTAATGTTTTTAATCATGATAGCTCCTAAATTTTTAATCCATTTAAATTCATAAGGTACCCATTCATCCGTATCTAAATTAGGATAAATTGGACTATAAATGTCAGGTATTTGAATCACAAAATAAGTGTCCATTAATAATTCTGCATATCGTTTTACTTTAAATGTATATGTAGTTTCATTGGAAACAGACAATTGTCGCAATCCTTCATAATCTAACCTAAAATTTTGAATTCCAAAATTAGTAATTCGTTTGTAGGTACTTGACCAAAATGTTTTTTGAGGATTTCCATTTAAAATAATGTTTTGATTTCCTACTGCAACTAAATTTAATAATCCACCTGCCATACTTAATACGTAATATAATTTGTATTTAATATATTGTTCGGCTTGAATTTTAAAATATCTAATGTTTTACCTGTTGTTTTGAACAATTCTGCACCATAAATATCTTGCAATAACAACCATTCAAACAACCCGCCTACATAAATATACGCCAGTCCTCCTAATTTACTAATTTGATTATATTTAACATAAATACTTTCATCGTTACTATGTTTACCATAAATAATAATATTGTTTTTTAATTTTATTGCATTTTCAACTTGACTTATTTCCAATGCAATAGAAACTGTTTTGTAAATTAATATGTTTTGTTCTTGTTCAGGTAATGTATTAATAATAATGGTATGTTCATTTGTTTGTGCATATTGCATATCTTGAAAACTTACTTTTTTAGTAAGTTGATTACCCATGATTAAACATACCATATACTATTTAATTAAAATTGAAACAAAATAAAATATATTTTATATATTAAAATGGCACTCATTCAGCTTCCCCCTGTGATTGTTCGTTCTGCGAATATTCATGATGTGAAAGATGCACTGAATAATTTGTTTGGAGTTGAATGTATAAAAGAATGCAGTTTTGAAGAACAGAATATTGCCTATATTAAATTTATACCAATGCAATCAAGTATTTGTTTGGACTTTTTCAACAAATTGTCAGGGGCAGTTACATTTAATTACAACGAAACACGATTTGTTGTTGATTCCCAATATATTAATGTGTAATTTATTATTTTTTTTCAATGCGATTTTTATATTCTTTGATAATATCAAAATTCACAGTTGGTTGATTGTGCCAAAACCATTTGTGAAAAATAACATCATATGGGTTAATTGATTTCCCAAAAAAACTATTTTTTCTAGATGGGTGTATATTATTATTTAACGTATAATTTTTAGAATCAGTCCAATCTATATTTTGATATTGTGGTAACATACAATCAATAGAATAACCATGTTTTAATATACAAGTAGATATTCCATATTCACCATTTACAATTGCACTATGTTTAGTTGGATGGTTGCAAAAAATAGTTGATTCACTGCTTATTATATTTAACCCAATAGAATCTGTCATGAAAAAAAATCCTTCTACTTTAGGACCATATTTACCGCTTATATCTGTATGCGGTAAACAAACAATAGTAGTTCCAACTAATTTTACTTTTTCATTTATTTTTTTTATAAATGTATTACTCCAATGATTATCATCAGAAATAACAGGTCCAAAAACGCCACTGTTCATAAAAAAATAATAATCATATTTAGATTGTGCAAAATTTAAAGCATGCGCATGTCCTCCAAAGTCATACCCTACATTATCCCTTCTTAAAACAGTTAGATTTGGTATGGTAGGAAATTGAATTGGAGTATCATGACCATTAATAACAATAATGTAATCTATATCCATTTTATAAGATAGTTCATTTTTTACAAAAAAATCTAAATTAAAATTACTAGATGGAGATGAATAATAAGTGTATACAATAAGTGATTTCATAAAATATAATAGTATTAAATTATTATATGAATAAACAATAAAAATTCATTAAATTTATGAAGAAATTATTATTTAATGGGATAACACGTCAAGAGGTTTCCCGATTCTCAACAGTTTAAATAATTGATAAAAATCATTTTAATATTAAAATTGAAAAAATTTAAATAAATAAACTCAATTACATTATGTATGTTTTGGTAGAACGCAAAGGAACTCTCAGAGAAATTGCAGATGTAGACATTTCAACTTACGGAAAACGAAAATGTAATTGGTGCATAGGTGATAAAACTGTATATTTGTACGGGAGAACAAAGCAAAAAGAATCATCTAAAATAGTAAAATATGATTTTCCTCCTCCATATGATAAAAAAGTCTTTTACGGAAAATGTTTGTTGGTAAACCCAAATGGTCCTCTTACACTTACAGAATGGAAACAAATGTATGAAGAATTGATGGGAGGGTTTGAAGATATTCATTCGGATTCTGAAGAATCAACCGAAGAAACTTGTTTGATGGCATTAACAAAAGATGGTTATGTAAAAGATGGGTTTGTAGTCAGCGACGATGAAGTTTAAAGAAAATTGATTTAAAACTATATTTTTTAAAGTAAGATAACTATGCGTATTGTTGAAAATCCTACTTTATTTCGAGAGACTATCCGAACTACATTGAACACTAAATTAAAGGATGAATCTGTATCATTCATTATAGAAAATGGTATTTATAATTATACAATTCAACAATGTACAATTCGTAAAATTATAAAAAAATGGAATAATCCCTTTTTCGTAGAACTTTATGTTTCTAAATTCAAAACATTGTTATCTAATATAGACTCTGAACATGTTCAAGAATTGATTCGTATAGACCCTCATAAAATATCACATA